TATTTTATTTATTTCATTATTAGGCAGATTTATTTCTTTTACCACTTCTTCACTATATTTAAATCCCCAATAATGATTCCATATTATATCTAATAATTCATTTGGTAATTTATTCATCTTTTAAATTATATTTTATTTTTATATTAATATATTTTATATTATGCCTTGTACTTATGATCCTAGTGCTTTTTTGTTTACAATAACGAAAAATACGGTAATTTCTAATTCGTCATGTCCAGATGATTATGAATATTTAAGTAGGACATCAAGATCGACATCATCCGGTTCATCTTTTTGCCAGTATATAGGTTATTTTGAAGCACCACAAACAGCAAAGTATTATTGGCAAATTAAAGCTGATGATCTCGGCTATATGTGGTTAGGTAATAATGCTTTAGATGCTAGTTATAATGAATATGGAACACAAATCAGTGGTTATAATTATAATAATTTTTTTATAGAAGGCACGGTCTATAATTCTTATACACCACCAAACGCAAAAGGAATAGATTTAAGTGCTAATTATATTTATCCAATTCGCATACAACAAAAAAATAATAGAGGTAGACATAGTGTATCACTAAGATATTCTATTAATTCTACAACAACAGATAATAATGCTATTTATGATTTCTCTAATGTATTAGTTCATTGTCCTTCTGGTAATAGTTTAATAAATCCTGTGACACAAGACCCATCTACCATTATTCCAGTTACTCCAGATGCATCTCATATTCATCCTCTTGACCCTCCTATTTTACTCCCTACCGATTTCCCTTTTCCACTCCAACAAAAAAATAAAAGATGCTTAGGAGTAAATCAAAAGGTTGATCCAGGTTTATCTAGGTCAAATTTTAATTTTTCAAGAACACAATTTAATCCAGGCAGATTTAGATCTGTTACCAGTAAAATATACCAACCTCAATTTAATACAAATTCTTAATAAATTAATAATAAAATTGAAATTAATTATTAAATAATAAATATTATTAATAATTAATAAAAGATGTCCAGTCATATTGAACGATTAATGATTAGAAGTCATGATGAAAGAGAAAACGGTTGGAATAAAACAACCAATGCTTTAGACCCCAAAAACCAAAAAATATATAGAAGTATAAAAATTGGAAATGTTATGAATTGTAACGGAGAAATAATTAGAGACCATACTACATATGGACAAATTAAGTCTATATTAGATAAATACAATATACAACCAGATGAGTTAAAACAAATTGAAGAAAAAACAGAACATGCAGTTGAATTAAGATTACAAGAAGAAAAATATCAAAATTTAATTAACAGTATTAAATCAAATTAATAACTATCTCCATCTTCAAGAGGAGTAAAAATTTTATCATTAGATTGTTCGAGCCAATAATCAATAATTTTGCTATTTTCTCTAGCATCACTATATCCTTTAATATATAATTCATAAAAATTAATATTATTGTTGTTGTAAAAGAACATTTTATATAAATCTTGTTTTTTTTCACGATTTTTAAAAGTTTGATCTTTTATATTCCACATATCAGGCCCTATTTGCATACCTTTCAAGGAATTTATGTTTATATATGGTTGAAGACTAAATCCTCCGTCTAGAGAAACTAAATTATTATATTTAATTTCACAATTACCAGTAATAAATGGGATGTTAGAACTAGCAATACAACAATTAATTGCATCCTCTAGTCCTAAAAAATCACTATAAATATTAGTAAAAATCTCATTATTATGAATACATGTAACTCCTATAAATAATTTTTGCAATTCAAAATCAGTTTCATCATAACTTTCTAAGATTTGATTCTTTAAATATAATTGTGTATCGTAAATAGTCTTTAATTTATGATTTTCTTTCATACTATCTAAAATTTTTATTGCAAATTCATGTGGATTTTTTTTATAAGTCATCATTAAGCCGTTCCATGCACCTGCCGATGCACCTGAATAAATAAAATTATCTAACTTGTAATTTTCTTTTGTGTAAACACATGTCCCTAAGTTATAAAATCCTCTTAGTCCACCCGGAGTTAGTGTAATTAATGATGAATTTTGGTATTGAGGATTTTCTTCATAAAATGGATTTAAATTATTATTTTGATATTTTTTACCAGAATTTATTAATACAATATTAGAAGTTTTTTCCCAATTAAGATTTTTTAAACCTTCTAATCTATTTAACATATTTCGAGGAGATAATGCTTTGGTTAATACATTTCCAACTGTTAAAAATACACATAAATGTTTTAAATACATTATTAATTATTAATAATATATTTTTTTTATATTTATTTTTAATAAAAATTGATTTTTAAAAGTATCTAAAATTAAAATTATAATACAACAATAATGAGAATTGAAATTCAAGACACTGAGAAATGCGAATCTTTTATTAGCATTTTCAAGCATCTTAAAAATTTTACTGATAAAGTTTGCATCTTTATTGACGAAGAAAAAATGTATTTACAAGGCATGGATGACTCTCATGTATGTGTATATGAGTTGTTTTTACAAGGATCTTGGTTTGATGTATGGAATCCGGAATTTAACAATACTATGGAACATAGATTTGGTATTTATTTACCTATATTTAATAAAATGTTGAATATTTGGAGTGCCTTTCATACTATTAAATTAGAATCACAGGAAGGTGATAACTTAGATATTCATATTACTAGCAAAATAGAAAAAGGCGCCTTTAATAATATATTTGCCTTACCATTAATGGAAATAGAAGTTGATTGTTTAACTATTCCTGAAACGGAATATGAAGTAGATATTATAATGAAATCTTCACAATTTAAATCTACACTAGATTCATTGAGTCAATTTAGTGATACGCTTGATGTTTCTTGTGATGATAAAAAGTTATTATTAAAAAGTAATTCGACAGAAGGTTCTATGAAAGTAGAAATAGACATGGAAAATATAGAACTATTAGCGGTTGTAGAGGGAGAAACAGTAGAGTCTAGTTTTGCGATTAAATATATTACACATATGTGTCAGTTTCATAAGCTTAGTAACAATGTAGAGATTCATATGAGTCCTGAATTGCCAATACAATTGATATACAATATAGGAAATGATGAAAAAAATAAAATGAGATTTTACTTAGCTCCAAAAATTAGCGATGATTAAGTTAACTGAAAAAAAAGAACTGAGAAAAAGGCACTAAAAAAATTTGAAAAAAACACATTAAACGATTAATTCCCAAAAAAAATTGAAGTTATTTTTTTTTGTAACGGTTATCGTATAGACTACGGTCATGTCAAGTCAACTTGAAAACAATCAATCAATTGAGATGGAAAATACGAATATTGAGCAAGAAATTTTAACCGAGGAGCAAGGTAAGGATACTTCACATCAAGATATTTCACCACAGGTGCAAGCGGTATTGGATTCCATTCAAGATGTCCCAATTGAATATTTGTCCTTAATTAAGGAATTCAATTGGAAACAAATTAAAGAAATGATGGAGGTATTATCTAGTTGTGCCTGTTGTGAACGGCATCAAAAAAATAAGCCTCATATTTCCGATTTAGAAAATGGACATAGAGGAGATTATCCTCCATCTAATAGAAAATTCAGTGAAGATGATTGTCAATGTGTATGTAGACAGGAGGCAAGAGACTTTTGTAGGATCATCAATAATCCTGATTACTTTGACATGCATTACCGTGTGGATAGGTGGCAGGATGAGCGGAGGGGTCCTAAATGCGTAATGTGTAGTAAAGAAGCAATTAAAAAGTTTCATTTTGATTACTGTAGTTTAGATTGTGTAAATAGGGATCAAAGCACATGGACGGATTTTGGTGAATCGTCAGATGAAGAATCAGAAGAAGAAGAAACAAATAATTGTATGGAATGTGGAGCGGATATGGGGCCTCAAAATCCAAGACAATTATGTGGAAAAACATATTGTAGGACAATGATTTATGACTAGATAACAGATCGATATCTTAATTTAACTGGGAATATGTTCCATCAATATAATAAACATTTTTAAAACCAAGAGCTTTTAATCGTTCAGCACCAGCTCTAGCACGCTGACCCGTGTTACAATATGTAAGAATACCAGCATTTTTATTAAGTGAATTTACATTTTTAGCATTAATTTCTTGAATAGGTAAGTGTTTTGCCCCTTTATAATGACCTGTATCCCATTCTAATTTAGTACGAACATCAATAACATATTTTATCTCTCCTTTTTTTATTTTTTTCTTTGCTTCTTTGGCCGTAATTAAGTCAACTCCCGAAACTGAATAATACCGAGCAGCAGCATAAAGACCATATCCAATACTGGTAATGGAGGCCCAAAAATAGTAAGTAGAGGGATTCAAATTAAACATTATATATTAATTATTTAAAAAAAATGAATTAATGCTAAATAGATATATAAGAATAAATAATGAGAAGTATATTTGCAAATTTACCTGATGAATTAATAAATATTATATTAGAAGATCATGGAGGAATCCTACATAGAGAGAAAATGCTAGTATTAAAAAAAGAACTTCAAAGAGAAGGAATAATTAAATTAATGGGTAGATATACAAGTTTTAATTTTAAAGAAGCATGGGGGTATAATGAAGCAGAGAGAATTATAAATTATTTTCAGAATTGTCAATGTTGTAAAAGGCATCAAGAAAAGAAACCAAGTATAAAAGAATTAAAAGAGGGATTTGTCCCAGAATATCCTACAACATTACCCAAATCACATTTATGTAATTGTCCATGTAGACACTATTGTAGAGAGATATGTAGAGAAATTAATGATGAAGAACTAGAATATGATCCTGCTATCCAGGAAATAGAGCCTTGGGAGCAAGAATACCTAGCAGAATATTATGATTGGTGAGGCCGATATAATTGACCAATTACATAAATAATATTATAGTAAAAATATTTAAATACATATTGAGTATATTTTTTAATGGAAAACAAGATTATTTATCAGTGTAAAAAGTGCGAAAAAAAATATAAAAGTAAAGGTTCATTAGAAAAGCATGAAAAAAAATGTGATGTGAAGGTAGAAGCCAACCCCGAACAACCACCAAAAAAAGAGAATAATTATGATGTTAATATGACCTTTTTGGAAGGGAATAAAGTTGCTGTTGAGGTAAAAAAGCAATCTGAGGATGAAGAGGAAGATGGAGAGCAAGTATTAAAGGAAATTTTAAAGCCTAAAGTATCACCTTCTTATCAACAAGAAATAGATAAACTACAAGATTTAATTGAGATGTTTAAAACATTACCTATTCCTGAAAAACCAGATAATAAAGATTTAACTATTAATCAACTTAAAAATATAATTGCTATTTTGATGACTCAAAGTCAAAATCTCATTAAAGAAATGAAACAAATGTCTAGAAGAAATAGTTATTTTAAGAATAATATCATGTTGGCTTCTTTTGTGCTAGATAAATGTAGGAAGGAAGTACCAGAAACAGATGAAGAATTTGAGAATATGTTTTCTTAAGTAATTGAAAATAATATTAATGATAAAAATTAATATTATTCCTAGAAGAATGATTAAAATACTTAACCATAATAAAATCGCATGGTTGCATAATCCATTTTCTGTCCTGTTTCTGGGTGTTTAAACATATGTTCAACTGCAGCATTGGTTCCTTTGGAAGCCAATACATCAGCCGCCTTCTTATTATTATTATCCATTTTAGAATATATTTGTTTATTTATTAATTTTGCTCCAGAACCAGGAACTACTTGGGGATCGGTATTGGAGGTGGTAGTTTTCTTTGGGGATTCTTTATTAGAGGACATAAAAAAATAGGACATTTAAATTTAAATAGTTTTACTTTAATAAAAAGTAAGTAATAAACATTTGAGCAATTTCAGTATAACACCAAATTGCGGGTTGTTCGTGAATATTATTGGTTAAAATAACCCCTAAATATGGACCAGTTAAAATTAATGCTAGGATAGGTTTTAATTCTAATAAAGTAAGAGCAGGGGCAATCCACATAAAAGCATGTAGTCCTATACTTGGAGTAAACCAATTTTTACCAGGAGCTCTTAAACGAAGGTTCCAAGCAACATGTTTTTCACCAGAAAAGGCACATGTTTTTTTTCCACATAAAGGTTCGTTATTACCATCACATAATTCATTATGTTTAACAAAAAACAGTCGACTTGCTAGTAAAAGTGCGGCAAAGAAGCATAATTTTAAAATAAAGAAATTTGGTTTTTTTGTGAAGGCAAAAAGCCAAATATTAAAAAAGAATGGTTGAAAACATATATGTAGGTAACCTATTTCCGTTAATATTTTATTCCATTTATTATTACATTGATCAATGACTTTATATTGAAAATATTGTAATATTTCCATTAAAGCAAAATAAGCAATACCTATACCAGCATATTGATTTTTTGTAAAAAAAAAGGCTCCAGCAGCCAAGCCCGAAAGGCCTACATATAAACTTTGTTGTTCAGAAAAACACATACTAATATATAATGATAAATTAATTTATACATTATTGTTGGATTGGGTTAGTTTTGTCAGATTCCTCAAAATCTTTTACCCATGTTTCATACATATTCAATTGCTTTTCCCATTCTTCTAGCAAATAATATTGTTCAAATTTTCGCAAATAGTATTTCATAACATAAATATTACCATTGGAATGTCTATAATAATTACAATGGTAATATCCGAAACTAAAATCTCCTGCATAAATGTAGCTAGGTTCAGTCGTTTTTTTTATAGTTTCAAGATTAGAAATAGAAATAGGCATTTGAGCATTGGATAAACAACCAGGATTCGAAGATGGTTTATTATTATCAATATAACAATCTAATTCGGAAATTTGTTCAGGTTTAAGATCAGAATACAGTTCGGTGCTCATGGTAAGTTTTAATTAATATAAAGTAAAATAAAACGCTTCAATTTTTTTTTAATTAAGGCCAAAACTGAAAAAAAGGAACTGTAAAAAAGGCACTAAAGATAAGTTGCCAATATTTATCCCCAAATATACACAGATGAATTTCCCAAAAATAGACTCAGGAATTAAGGGGGATAAAACTTACATATTCCCTACATATGAAGGGAAGTTTTGTGAGACTCCTCAAAATTTTTGGCCCATGTTTCATATCTCTTCAATTTTGTCGTTGCTCTTCCGTGGAGATACTTTTGAAATCATCTTCGTTGTCCATCAAGGTGTTCTTCACCTTGTATACATATGCCTCCAACTAATACATTGCTGCCTCCTTTGCTTTTCGGGCGTGGTCCGCCTCTTGCAATTCCCGCAATTTGTTGGCCTTGGACTCGGCCACCTGGGCAGGCGACTTCAATTGCTTTTCCCATTCTTCTAGTAAATAATAATGTTCAAATTTTTGCATATAGAAATTCATAACATAAATATTACCATTTGAATGTTTATAATAATTACAATGGTAATATCCACTACTAAAATCCCCGGCATATATGTAGCTGGGTTGATTAGAATTTTTTATAGTTTCAAGATTAGTAATAGAAATAGGAATTTGGTAGTTGGATAAAGCACTGGCATTATCAGATGGATTATTAGTATCAATATAAGAATCCAATTTAGAAATTAGTTCAGGGTTAAGATCGGTATACAGTTCGCTGTTCATGGTAGGTTTTAATTAATATAAAGTAAAATAAAACACTTCAATTTTTTTTAATTAAGGCCGAAACTGAAAAAAGGTTCTATTAGAAGGGGTTTTTTTTGATAACGAATGATAACGAATGATAACAAATGATAATTTTTCGGGCAAAAAAAAGGGCAAATTTCGGGCATCAATATTTTTGTCAAAAATGTGACTATAAATGCTTTAATAATTATGATTGGGATAGACATTTAGTTACTAGGAAGCATCACAATGGTAACGAAATGGTAACAAATGATAATTTTTCGGGCAAAAAACGGGCAAATTTCGGGCAAAATAATATGCCTACAGAATTCAAGTGTGAATGTGGAAAAAATATAAATAGATATTATAATTAAAAAACCTATTTGATTGATGAAGAATAAAAATTAAATACTATTTGTAAAAATAATTAATGTAACAAACTGAAAAAAAGGAACTGTAAAAAAGGCACTAAAGATAGATTGACAATATTTATCCCCGAATATACACAGATGAATTTGGCAAAAATAGACTCAGGAATTAAGGGGGATAAAACTTACATATTCCCTACATATGAAGGGAATATTTTGGACCTATAAATAAAATATGGTTGTTTACATTATGTAGTTGTTTATCTACATCATGTAGTAAAGGAAAAAGGTCAAAAATATCGGTATGTATTCGATATATGTAGGTATTTTACATTTTCACAAATTTTCAAAAGTCATTTGAGATTTTAAAAAAAACACACAAGATTTTTGTGTTGTTTTTTGATTTTTGGAAAAAGGATTGGAAAAAGTTGTAAAAAATGGGTTGTGAGCATAATGGTCTAATTTTGATTTTTAAGTGAAAAAAATTGTGACTGTAAAATTTTATATATTTTGAGTTAAAGTATTTAGAGAAATACTATGTTGATATATTAAGCAACAAAATGGCAACATTTAGCAACGAAAAAACGCCAAAAAACGCCAAAAAACGCCATTGTGATATCTGCTCCTTCGCATGTAGTAAAGAAAGTGAATGGATTAGACATATTAATACTAGAAAGCATCAAAAATCAACATTTAGCAACGGTGTTGAAAAAACGCCTTACCAACAGACGCGTTCGGCGAAAAAAACGCCGAAAAAAACGCCACATCATTATACATGTGAATGTGGGAAAAAATATACAGATAGAACTGGGATGTGGAGGCATAAAAAGAATTGCTCGATGTATCAAGAAGAAAATACACAAACAATTTGTAAAAAAGAGGACTTGGATGTAATAGATAAAGAGTTTTTGATAAAAATGCTTTTGAGTAATCAAGACATTTTAAAGACGGCATTTGAGAATATGCCAAAAATGGGGGGGAATCAAGCG